CTTAGGCCTGTACAGGCTAGTCCAGAAATCTGCTCCTTCCCTGCAGAGTAGTTCACTAGACTCAGTTTTTATAGATATGAACTCTCTCTGGTTGTCTGTTGTTCCTTTTACTATTATGCAAGACTCTGACCCAATAGTCCCAGCTTTGAGATACACGGTTCCTGATAGTACACACACATCTTTGCCAGACTCAGATCTGCACTTAGAGATAGAAGAACTTGCAATGATGTTCTCAGAACATGAGTCTGCTGGGGTAATTATGAGTGCCAGTAGTAGAAGGTATGAGCTATACCTCACTACTTGAGCCCCAGGGACCATTAACCTAACTCGTGGCTGGCCTTGTGCTTCTGCATCTTCCCACCCAATCTGCTGATTGATTTGATTTCTCCTCTTTTTTAGGTAATCTTTACATCTTCTTATTAACCACTTCATCAGCAGGCACAACCACCTTATAGGGGATTTGGCTGCAGCTGGGATGACATGTAGTGCTCTGAGGACTCTCCATATAACCCATATGATCACATAGATACAAGATGTAAGTAGGAACACAACTATCATTGCACTCAGTGCTGTG